TTTTATTATCACTTAAACCCCACCAATCTGTACTATCTCCTCTTTTAGTAAGTACAAAAGCTGGTCTAAAACCAGTATAAATAAATGGACCATCACTATTTCCTGTTCCAACATATGAACCTATTCTTGAAAATCCAGGTTTTTGAGCAAAACAATAAGCAAGATGATTATTACCATTTACATTACCATAATTACCACCACTTAAAGTAAAATTAGTTGCATCAGGAGCAGTATTGTAATTCCATGCATCTGATGTTGCACCTGATGTTGAATCTAAATAAAGTGCATTATTTACACTTCCAAACCAACCAAAATCTACATCATCTAAATAAACTGCCCAATTATTACTTGTATTTAAAACTTTAACTATAACTAATCTTGGTGCAACACCTAACCCATGTGGAACTTTAGCACCTGCACTTCCATTACCAGTATAATTTATAATTGAACAACCTGATGTTTGATTAAAAGTATATGCTGTTGGTGTAATAGTAGTTGAACCATTAGTTGTTATTCCAGATGTAGTACCAGATTTCCAATGATAAGAAACATAACCAATAGAATTTTTATTATATCCAGCATTACTTCCAGTTGTAAATCCATCAGTACCAAAAGCAGTTAAACCTTGTGCTTGAGTTGCTTCTGCATAATTACCATCAGAATATGTTTCTTTTTGTGTACCTCTAACTGAGTTTGCCCATCTCCAATTATTAACTTCGTCTCTATTTTTAAAAACACAAAGGTCAGGTTGAAAACCTAAACCAGTATGTGCTTGTGAACTACCATTTCCTGTATATGTAAATACATTAAAAAAAGAACTAGACTTTGCTATTCCAGAATATGCCATATTTATTTCCTATCCATAAGTGTTTAAATTTTTACTATTTAAAGCATAATACCCTGATGGTACATCATACTCAAATAAAGAACCATTACCATTTGAACCTTCAGAAGATATTGCTGTTGTTGCAAAATATCCATCTCCAAAATTTGATGCTAAAACTCCTACAGCATCATCATACATACAAGCAGAAAACCAATAATGACTTTCTCTAGGAGAAGTGCTTATTGAAACTGCTCCTGTTCCAGTAGAACCAGATGTAGGGTCGCCACTATTTTGCCAAGTTCCATTTTTAGAAAAATATAATTTATGATTATCCATATCTAAAGCTACACCAATTATATCTCCTGTTGTGTAACTTGTTCCTGACCAAGGACTGTAATTACCATTACTATTTCTTACTGTTCCATTTGCTCTAAAAGCATACATTTTATTATCATTACCTAATTCTTTAGTAGAAGAATCAGTATGTCTGTCAGTTATTCCAAATACACAATCTGTTCCACCACTTATCCATTTATATTCCATATACCATTTTCCTTTTGTAACTCCAATGGTTGAATTATTATAAGTATATTTATTTGAACCACCTGTCGTAATTTGGTTATTACAATGAGCATAAGTTCCACCCTCATAATAATTGTGTTGTGGATTCATAGTTGCATAATTATTTGATGGATTATCTTTACAAGCAGTTAAAGTTCCTGTTGCAGTATAATTATTTCCTTCTCCTGATTGGTCTGTAACAGAAGCATTATCTTTTAATAAAAAATATCCTTGTGAACCATAAGTAACAGATGGACTTGTTTTTATTTTCCATATTCCACTTGTACTATCAAATTCTCCAAAAGTTGAAGCTTCGTATCTATAACCATAAGTTAGATGACAATGTGCCATTCTACCATCAAACTGCATAGCTATTCCACTACTATTTCCTGCTGTGCCTAAATAATTATAAACAGCACTTGACCACAATGTTCCAAAACCAGAACTTGCTTGATTATCAGAAGAGAAACCACCATATTCTGTTCTTAAATCTTTTCCATTAATATAACATTTAATTCTTTCAGTAGCAGTTGAATTAGCAGTATCGTAAATAAAAGTTATATGATACCAAGCTGAAGTATCTCTAAATCTTACATTAGTTTCAAAAGAACTATCATCAGAACCACCACTATCTTTACATTCCCATGCAAGTTTATCATTTGATTTAAAGAACAATCTAAATCTTGAATTGGTATTATTATCATCTCTTTTATTTCCTATAATACCTTGGTCAGAACCAATTGTTCCTCTTTTTACCCAACCACTCCAAGTCCATTTTTGAGAATAACCACTTCCAGATGTTGCGTCACAAGTTCTTGATAAATGAGTTGCCATTAGTTAAATTGTCCTCCTCCTGTTGCACCAAAGCTAGATGTCAAACTAAATTCTCTATCTGCTGTTTGACCTTCTGCGTCTGTTGCTCTTAAAGTAAATGTATATGTTGTTGGTGTTGTAGAACTACCACCAAAATCTGTTGTTGTAATAACACCTGTACTAGAATCTAAAGTGCAATTAGCTTGTGATGCATTTGTTAATACAGATGTAGTTTCAGAATAAGTAATTGTACTATCAGAACTTGCTACAACTGTTGCAACTGTTCCTGAAAAATCACCAGCAATACTTCCTATTGAACCTGCTGAAGTTGTCCATGTAGGAGATGTACTTGCAGTTATAATAGCATTTGTACTTCTAGCTGCATTACCATCATCTAATTCTATTCTTACATAATAACTACCATTTGATAAAGTAGCATTTACTGCAAGTGTAGTAGAGTTTGTTAAACTTACAGAGTTAGCAGTTGTAACTGCTCCTGTAGTTTTAATAAATTCTACTTTAGGTATACCAGAAAAATTTGTTCCAGTAATATTTATATCTGTAGCTGTAGATGGTGCAATAGTTTGTGATACATCAGCTACAGTTGGTTTTGTTTCTGTCGCTTGTGCAAAAGATAAATTACCTGAACCATCTGTTTTTAAAAAATATCCATTAGTTATTGATTGTGGAAGAGTAAGTGTATATGTAGCAGAAGCTGAATGAGGTGGTGCTTTAATTTTTACACCATGACTATTAACATGACAATTTAATTGTATATATCCATCAACACTTGACCCATCACCTTTAATTTCTAAACCTGCTGTACCATCTGATATAAATTCTGTTTTATCTTTTGTAATAGCATCTGCAATTACTTTAGGTGAAGTAACAGCATTACTAGCAATTTTATCTGCTGTAACAATATTATTTTCTAAATCATCTGCTGTTATTGCTGCATTTGCAGGTGTTCTACCTATATAGGGCATTTACTATTTCCTTTATTATGCTGAGATTGTATCTACAACACTTGTTATAATATCAACAGAAGAAGCTGCTGAAGCAAAAGCTTTAACTGCATCTCCAGATTGTAAAACAACTTTAGAACCACCATCAATTAATTCTAATGAACCACCTGTAGGGATAGGTGCATCTTTAATAATATGATAATTAGTTGAACTGTTCTCTACATAAACAGTAACATTAACTGATGTACCTGAAGTGTTAACACATCTAACACCTATGATAGCATCATCAGAATCTGCTGCTGCTCTTAATGTTGTAGGAGACCCAGAGCTGTTTGAGATATTTTGTTGTAAAGTTCTTTCAAAATCTTGTGCCATAGAATTATCCTAATTATACCTTTTTTTTGTCATATTGTCAACACAATCTATAATGCAATAGCCATTGCTACTGCAAAACCATTACTAGCTTTTCCACTAATATTAGTATTAGCTGTGTTTATTTGAGTTTGAATAGATGAAGTTACTCCATCTAAGAAACCAAATTCTGTATTATCTACTGAGCCATCATGTATTAAATTAGCATTTAATCTATTAGATGAATCAATAGTTGCTTGTTTAGCATCTATCTGTGTTTGAGCATTAGATGATAAACTATTAATAAATTGAAACTCTGTACTTGTTACACTACCATCTGCTATTTTAGTAGCATCAATAGCTGCTGCAGCTTTAATATTAGCATCTTCAATATTAGTAATTGAGTTACCAGTACCATCTGCATCTATAGTTTTATTAGTAAATGTATTTGTACTTGATGCTGAAACTTCTGCATTTAAAGTTACTGCACCAGATGTACCACCACCTGATAAACCTGTACCAGCTATAACTTCAGTAATATCTCCAGTTGGAACTGTAGCTACTTGTGCATCAACATAAGCTTTAATAGATTGTTGAGAAGCAACTGCTGTAGCAGAATCAGATGACATATTATCTTCATCTTTAAATGCTGTACCACTAATAGAAGTATTTAATACTGGACTTGTTAAAGTAGGGCTTGTTAAAATTTTATTTGTTAAAGTTTGTGCTGTAGATAAATCAACTGTAGTTGCAGTATCTATAGCAAGAGTTGCTGAACCAGAAGTTGCTCCTCCAGATAAACCTGTACCTGCTACAACTGCTGTTATATCACCAGTTGGTATTGTTGCAACTTGAGTATCTACATAAGATTTAATAGCTTTTGCTGAAGCAAGTGTAGTATCACCTGAAGCAACTGAAGTTAAATCTGTATCTAATACTCCAGATTTTAAATTATCAACTTCAATGTTAGATACTGTATTATTATCTACATCAATAGTTTTATTTGTTAATATTTGAGAACCTGTTAATGTTGCAACTGTAGAATCAATTGCTATATCATTTGCATTAGCATCAATACCTGTACCACCTATAACATTTAATGTTACATCACCTGATGTTCCACCACCAGTCATACCAGTACCAGCAACTACTGAAGTAATATCTCCTACAGGAATTGTTGCTACCTGAGCATCAACATATGTTTTAATTGATTTAGCACTAGCTAATGTATCATCACTTCCTGAAACAGATGTTAAATCTGTATCAACATCTGTAATACTTGTAGCACTACCAATAGTTAATCCATCTAATGTTACAGTACCATCAAAGAAAGCATCTTTAAATTCTAAACTTGATGTACCTAAATCTATATCATTATCTGTTGTAGGTACAATAGCACCATCTTGAACTTTAAATTGTTCTGTTGCAGCACCAGAAACTTTTACATAAAATTCTAAATGGTCATTACTTGTATCTACTAAAATTTTATTTAATGGAGTTGCTAAACCTGCATCACCAATTAATCCTATTACTGGACCTTCTGCTGCAGTTCCATCATGTTTATGTCCATTATTTACATCAAATGCATTTACAATTTGATTATATTCACCATTAAATAAATCTGCTGCAATTGTATTACCATCTGCAATAGTTCGTTGTCGTGTATATCCTGCCATAATATTATCTTCTTCCTCCTGCTATAAATGATACAAACATTCCATTTACTGAATATGATGCATCAGTATCATTTGAAAAAAATTTAAAGTTATTTGAAAAACCACTACCAGTTACAATCATTCGTTTACTTGGTAATACTACTGCTCCAAATATTGATTGTCCAAATATTGAAGTACTTGCACCAAATACTGCAGCACTACTTAAATTACCTACATTAACAGCTCCTGGTTGTGGAACTTCAGTTGATTCAAAATCATATCTTATTAATAATTTTAAATTATTATTTGTTCCTTCTGGTTCAATATTTGCTTTAACTGCATATAAACTTTTTCTTAAACCATTATCACCATAATCCATATCTGGTGTTTGAAACTGTGCATTTATACTAGAACCATCAAAATTATTTCCAGTATCTAATTGATATACAAATCCAGTTTCATTTGAACCAAATTGTACTTCTTCATTATTTACATTTAAATCTGAAGTACATCTTTTAATTTCCATACCAAGTGTTTCACTCCATTCAAATGCAGGAACACCATTAGCATCAAATTTAAAAGTTCCTATAATTCCTTTTTGAGAAGAAGCTGCTTGTCCAGATTGAAAATAAAATAATCTATATTGACTTCGTTCTCTAATAACCATACTAGATATTGTAAAACTAGCTATATTAGTTAACAAATTATTTATTAAAGGTAATATCTTTCTACTAATAGAACTTAGTTCAACATCACCAATTCTAGCTGTACCAGCAACTGTTCTTAATCCATCAGGTGCTAAGAATATTAAATCTCCACCTATCTCTTGAATTGTGTTTCCATCTACACAACCTATATTTTTCGTTACTGATTTAAGTATAGGGGTAGAATCTAGGTTTGTCAACTCAAATATACTATTTTTACAGAATATAACTAAGCTATTTCTAAATACTTTTATACCTACAATTACATCTCCAGTATCTATTGTACCTGCAGAAGCACCAGTAAAATCATATGGTTTTAATCTAGTACTATATGCAACTGTACTATCTGCATCTGATTGACCAGCTACTACTAATCTTTCAGAAAATATTGTAGCTCTTTTAGGATTAATAGGTGTAGACCTTTCTAATGTTTCAAAATGAAATACATTAGAACCACTTACTGTTGTTATTTGAAATTCAGCTATTTTGTTAGCACCATCTGTAATATAAACAGTACCAAAATTACCTTCAGATTCATAATTAACAAATTGACAATTAGTTTGATTTGTTCTAGCTATTACTGTTGCACTAGATAAATCTGCAGAAGACATACCACTTTTTTTTACAGCTTGTCCACTTACAGTTGCAGGTGCATTAAAATCTAAAGTTAATACTGTATCACTTGTAATAGATAATACTCTATAGTTAACATTATTAATTTGTATTCTATCATTAGCAGCAAACTCTGTAGTAAAAGCTGTACCACTTCCAGTTACTGTAGGACTACCTGCTGTTACAGAAACTGTTCCTGTTTTAGTTTTATAAGTATCTTTATTTACTTGAGTATAACTTGTACCAGTTGTACTAAAATATATATCATCTCCTTGACAAACTAAAACTCCATTTGCATATGGAAATAATCCTTCAATAGATTCAGTTGAAACTCCTGATGGTACTACTGCACTAGCTCCACCAAATTTTTGATAACCACTTACTCTTCTATAACCACCTGTAGTAGATGATTCAAAATTTTGTAATTTAGTAGCAGCACCTGGAGTTCTAAATAATGCATGAGAACTAGATACTAAATCTAATCCACCTTGTACTGTAATGGATGCTCCTTGTGTTGCCATTTATTTTCCTATGGTAATAAATAAGTAAACCTTACATCAGTCATATATTTAGGTTGTGGTGAATTTAATTTATCAGACATTGTTTGTAATCCTTTTTTGTATTCATCCAATGCTAATTGTGACTGTGCAATGTTATCTTTAAATTGATAAATATAATATCTTGCTCTTGCTAATAAAACAGGTTTGTATTGTTCTGGAAATAAAACTTCATCTGAATCTGCAGATAAAGCTGTAGGTCTGTTATATGCATTAAAATAAATTCTATATACTCCATCAGGTATTGGAGATAAACCAAATCTTCTACCATCTGAACTTCTAATAACTCTTAATGGTACACC